TGTGAAAAAATGCGCGAACCGGCCGGGACCGATGCGCGCAGTCGTTTTTTAGATTCCGCAAAAGTCTGGGATAGGGTTGTCTGAATGACGATGGGTCGGCCTCCAAAACCGAAAAAAATCAAGATCCTTGAAGGCAATCGCCGCAAGGTTGCAAAAGCCAAAATCAACCATGATCCGCAGGGAATCGGCCAGCCTCGGGAACCTGTCCACCTGAATCCGGAAGAGCAGCGGTTATGGTGGGAGATCGTGACTTCATTGCCGGTCGGTCTGTTGTCGCGGGCGGACGAGACGATGTTGGAGCGGATGGCGGTGGCGTGGTGCCGGTTTCGCCAGGTGCATGCGACGATCGAGAAAACCGGGCTTCTGGTGCAGTCGCCGATGGGACCGATCAGAAACCCGCTGCTGGTGGTGGAAAAGGCCGCCGCCGTCGAAATGCATTCCTGCGGCTCTGAACTGGGTCTGTCGCCGGTGGCCAGGGCGCGGCTCTCGGCACCGGATACGGTGAACAGCGATCCGATGGCACTACTTCTCGGACCTGATGAGGATCCGAATGGCGCCTGGTCAACATTACCGAAGACGAAACAATGAGCGATTACGACGCAGCCGCCGATGGCGTAGCCTCCTACAGCGCGGCACTCGCCGCCAAGAAGGCGCGCGGCGACCGGGGATACCCTCAGAAATGGCCAGCCGACGCCGTCCAGCGCGTTTCGGTGTCAACCTTGGTGCCATATGCCGCCAACGCCCGAACCCACTCGGCGGGGCAGATAGACCAGATTGCGGCGTCAATCCGGCAATGGGGCTTCACGGTGCCGGTCCTGGTCGACGAGCGATCTGAGATCATCGCCGGCCATGGTCGGCTGCTGGCGGCGCAACAGCTCGGCCTCGATACGGTGCCGGTGATGGTGGCTAGGGGTTGGTCAGAAAAGGAGATCAAGGCCTATCGGCTGGCCGACAACCAGCTGGCGCTGAATGCCGCATGGGACGTCAAGCTTCTGGCGGCCGAACTTGGCGAATTGGTCGACATGGCCGAGTTGATCGGCTTTTCCGAGGACGAGCTACTCAACGTGCTGGGCGGCCGTCAGGGTTTGACCGACCCGGACGCAGCGCCGCCGCTGCCGGACGCGCCGGTGACTAAGCGCGGCGATCTGTGGCTCTGCGGCAAGCACCGGCTGCTGTGCGGCGATGCCACCAGCGCCGAGGACGTCAAGCGATTGTTGGGCGAGATCGTTCCCGACATTGCCGTCTGTGATGCGCCCTATGGACTTGGCATCGTCAAAGGCTCGACCATCGGCGGCGCCAAGCCATTTGGCGGCCGTGTTCACGGCCGCGCAAAGAACGCAATCATTGAACCGGGCATTTATGCGCCGATTGTCGGCGATGATTCAACCGAAACAGGACTGACGACCTATCGTCACCTCCTCGCCCTTGATGTTCCAGTGATTGTCATTTGGGGCGGCAATTATTTTGCTGATCAACTGCCGGCGTCACGTTGCTGGCTGGTGTGGAACAAGGAAACCACCGGAACTTTCGCTGACGCCGAACTGGCATGGACAAATCAGGATCGCGTCGTCGAACTGTTCACACACCGCTGGTCCGGTCTGATGAAGGCCTCTGAGCATGGCGAAAAACGGGTGCATCCGACACAGAAGCCGGTTGCCTTGACGCAATGGGTACTCACAACGCTGTCGCCACGCGGCAAGACGATACTGGATCCTTTCGTCGGCAGCGGCTCGTCCATGATCGCTGCCGAGATGGAGGGCCGCGCCGCCTTCTGCATGGAGATCTCCGAAGCCTATGTCGATGTTGCAGTCAACCGCTGGCAGAACTTCACCGGCGAGAAGGCCGAGCGCGCCGCTTGACCTCTATGCCGATCTCGACGTGCCGGAAGAGGATTGGACAAAACCCTCCGGCCGCATCATCGCGTTCGCGCATGCGCTGGTAGTGCCGGCCGGTAAATATGTCGGCAAGCCGCTGAGGCTGCGGCCGTTCCAGATCGATTTCATCCGCGACGTCTACAATCCGCGCCATAAGGATGGCCGCCGCAAACGCCGCCAGGCGGTGTTGTCCATAGCCCGCCGCGGCGGCAAAACCCTGCTGGCGGCGCTGCTGATCCTGGTGCATCTGGCCGGTCCGGCGAAGCGGCAGAACAGCACTATCGTTTCGGCCGCCACCACCCGCAAGCAGGCAGCGATCGTCTACCGGCTGGCGGCGCAGATGGTGCGCATGAATCCGACGCTGCGCAAGGTGCTGAAGGTGATCGACAGCACCAAGCATATCGTCCACGTCCAGGATGGCTCGACCTATTCGGCAATTGCCGCCGAGGCCGGCGGCCAGTTCGGCGAAGGCATCGACCTGGCCATTTACGACGAGCTGGCGCAGGCCAGGAATGCCGCGCTTTACGACATGCTGATGACTTCGCTCGGCAGCCAGGTCGAACCGCTGATGATGGTGATTTCCACTCAGGCGCCAGCCGACGATCATATCCTGTCGGAGCTGATCGACTACGGGCTGAAGGTGAAGGCCGGCGAATTCGACGATCCAAGTTTCACCGTTCACCTCTACGCAGCGAAGGACAACGCCGAGCTGCTGGACGAGGAGGAATGGCATCGCGCCAATCCGGCACTTGGTGACTATCGCGACATCGACGAATTCCGCGCCACCATGGCGCGCGCCGTCAAGGTGCCGAGCCTCGAGGCCTCGGTCCGCAATCTCTATCTCAACCAGCGCGTCCAGGCCAAGGCGCCGTTTCTCACTGCCAATGTCTGGAAGACCGGCGACGATCCAACCGACGAAGCGCTGCTCTATGACGGCCGACCGGTCTATGGCGGCCTCGACCTGTCGGCCAGGACCGACCTGTCGGCACTGGTGCTCGCGGCCACCGACGATCAAGGCAACGTGCACCTTTACCCGCGCATCTGGACGCCGGCCGATACGTTGGCCGAGCGCGCCTTGCGCGACCGGGCGCCCTACCCTGTGTGGGCCAAGAAAGAGTTCATCATTCCGGTACCCGGCTCGGCGCTGGATTATGATTTCCTCGCTGCCGACATCGGCGACCTGTCGCGCACCATTTCCTTCGGTCGCATTGCCTACGACCGCTGGCGCATCGACGTTTTTCGCCAGTCGCTGTCGCGGCTGGGCGTGCTGGTCGAGATGATGGAGTTCGGCCAGGGCTTCAAGGACATGTCGCCAGCGATTGAGATCTTTGAGCAATTGGCCATCGAGGGCAAATTGCGCCACGGTGGCCATCCGGTGCTGCGCTGGGCGATCTCCAATGCCATTGTCGAAAGGGATGCCGCCGACAATCGAAAGCTCACCAAGGCGAAGTCGTTCGGTCGCATTGATCCGGCAGTGGCGGCGATCATGGCGGTGGCGGCGCTGAAACTGCAGACGGCAACGGTACTAGATTTGGATACGTGGGTGTTCTAGCTCACAAGGGTTTGATTTTCCGGCACGAAGGGCGTATTTTGCGCTGCAATCCGGCAACGGTGGGGATTTCCGTTCGCTTGTTCCCGTAATTCCGGCCGAAGGTTCATCCCTTCGTGTTTGGCGTGCGCCGGTGGAACAGCAATCACAGCAATCAACCAGAAACCGGCCCAGCAAGACCGAGCGCGAGACTTCGTCCGACGATCGCCAGGACGAAACCCGCGACGTTCGCCAAGGGGCCGGCCAATGGAAGACCTGATCATCTATCGCGCTGCAGTCGCGCAATCCAAGACCGATCCGAACGAGTTCGTGCTGTCTGACGAGAGCGTCGACCGGATGGGCGACGTGATCATGGCCGACGGCTGGGATCTGTCCGATTTCAAGGCCGACCGCAACCCGGTCGCGCTGTTCAACCACAACCCGAACGCCATCATCGGCCATTGGGAAAACGTTCGCATCGAAGGCAAGCGGCTGATGGCGCGAATCGTCTTCGGCTCGACGCAGATCGCCAGAGATGCCCGCAGTGATTTTGAGGAAGGTCATCTGCGGGCGGCTTCTGTCGGTTTCCAGGCGGACAAACGCGAACCGCTGACCAAGGACGCTGACCCGCATTTCGGGCCGTTCCGCTTTCTGAAGCAGAAACTTCTGGAATGCTCGCTGGTCGCAGTACCGGCCAATGCGAACGCGCTCCATATCGGTCGCAGCTTTCACCTTTCCCCTGAAATCTCCCGGCAGATCTTTGGCAAGCCCGCCCGGAAAGATCCGCCGGTTCCCGGCAAGCCCGCCAAACCCCTCCCGCAAGGGACAACGAAAATGAAAACGCTACTCACCAAGCAGATCGAAAACCAGCAGACCGAACTGAACCGGCTGCGCGATCGGCTGAATGAACTTGTCGCCATCGACGACCGCGACGAGGACCAAGAAACCCTGTTCGATGAACTGCCGAAATCGATTGCCGATGGAGCGCACCGGCTGGAGAGGCTGCTTGCGGCCGAAAAGGCAATGGGCGTCCAGACGGCGGAAACGACCGAGCCCAGCCAGGACATCATGGTTCCGGAACGGCGATCCTTTGCCCTGCCGAGAAAGAAGATCGACCCGAGCGATTATTTTTTCCGGGTAGCGGCGTGCCAGTTGCGGGCAGTCGCCAACCAACTTCCCGTCGAGCATGTCGCGCGGGAATCCTACGGCGGCATCGACGACAACATGCAGATCATCCTGCGCGCTGCCGTCAATCCGGCGATGACCACCACGGCCGGCTATGCCGCCGAACTCGTGCAGACGGGCTGGGGCGGATTCCTCGACCGGCTGCTCGCCAAGTCGATCTATGCGCCGCTGTCCGGCGAGGGTTCCCGCTACGACCTGGGGCGCAATGGCACGCTGAAAATCCCCTACCGCGCGACAACGCCGCTGGCGTCGGGTGCGTGGGTGGGTGAAGGCGCGCCGAAGCCGGTCAAGAATATCGGCCTGTCGACCGTCACGCTGACGCCGCACAAACTGTCCTGCATCACCGTGTATACCGAGGAGATGGCGATGTCCTCGGTGCCGGCGGTCGAAGGACTGCTGCGCAAGGCGATGGCTGACGATACGCAGTATTCGCTTGATGGATTCCTGATCGATGCCGTGGCGGAATCGGCAACCCGGCCGCCGGGGCTTCTGAATGGCGTGAGCCCGATCACCGCATCGGCGGCATCGACCTCGCTCGACAAGATCATTGCGGACATCAACGCGCTGATTGCGCCGATCGAGGCGGCCGGCGGCGGCGGCAACATCGTGCTGATCATGAATCCGGCGCAGCTGCGCAAGATGAACCAGGCGCAGACCACGACGGGAAACCTGGCGTTCAGCAATCCGTCCGATGCAGCGGCCAGGTTCGGCGTCAGCCGCATCATCGACTCGACTACGGTCGCTGCAGGCCGGGTGATTGCGGTCGATGCCGACTGGTTTGCCACCGCAACCGGCGATGCGCCGCGCTTCAACGTCAGCGACCAGGCAACCTTGCACATGGAGGATACCACGCCGCTGGCAATCGGCACGACCGGTTCGCCGAATACCGTCGCGGCGCCGGCGCGCAATCTGTTCCAGACCGACTCGATCGGCATCCGGCTGTCGCTCTATGTCACGTGGATGATGGTGCGTTCGAGCATGGTGCAGACGATCGCTGCCGTTACCTGGTAGTTCCCTCAGCCTGGCGGGCCGTCTCCCTCCTCTCCCGGCCCGCCTTTTTCGCAGGAGATTGAAATGCCCGATGACGATGTGGTGATTGAAGGCCTTTACGGCGACTATGCCGGCAAACGTCTGACGGTTGCGCCTGACGTGGCCAAGCAGGCGATTGCCGATGGCTGGGCCAGGGATCCGTTCGGTGAGCCAGTGGAGCCGAAAGAAATGACCGACGAGGATCGCGACAAGATGCTTGTTGCAGCTGCGAAGGCCGGTCGCAAACTGCGCGGCGAGGAAGATGCCGACAGCCCGAAGCAGAAGAAGGAAACCAAGTCGCTGGAGGCCGATAAGCCGGCGGGCGACTACGAAACCCGCTCCACCATGCCGAAGTCCAAGTGAGAGATGGCGATTGCCGCTCCGTTTCGCAGGGTATTGCAGCGCTTCACGGGCAAAAGCCTGGAAAGCGGCACGTCGGGCGTGGAAGGCCAGCCAAAGGCCGGGCCGTGGCTGATCACCACGGGCGAAAATCAGGGCTGGCTGCCGGCTGAATGGGGCTACTGGAATTTCTGGCAAATGGATCTCGACCCGCTGGCTGCCGGCGGTTCGGCCATCGTCGAGGCCTGCGTGGCGGCTTATGCGCAGACCATTGCCATGTGCCCAGGCGACCACTGGCGGGCGCTGCCCAATGGCGGCCGCGAGCGGGTGACCAATTCGGCGCTGTCCAGAATTCTGCGACGACCGAACGATTACCAGTCACGCTCGGACTTCATCCTGAAGCTTGCCGCTGATCTCTATCGTGACGGTAACACCTATGCACTGGCCGTTCGCAACGACCGTTTTGAGGTGGCGGCGCTGCACCCGTTCGATCCGAAGCAGTCGCGGCCGCTGGTGGCGCCGGGCGGCGAGGTTTTCTATGAGCTGGCCGGCAACAACGTGATCGAGCGGCAGTATGGCGGCAGCGCTGACCGCAGCCGCTTTCTCGGCCTCACCCGTTCCGGCACTTCGATCATCGCGCCGGCCCGCGATGTGTTGCACGTGAAACTCGAGGCCTGCCGCGGCGAGCCATTGGTGGGCGTGCCGCCGGTGAGGCACGCGGCTAGCGCAATAGCGGCGCAGCGGGCGATTGGCAGCCAGCTGGTCAAGACATTCGGCAACATGAGTCGGCCCGCCGGCGTCATTGAGACCGATGTGGCTGTGACCACCACACAAACGAAAGAGTTCGGGCAGCGTTTCAATGAAGCCTGGCATGGCGTCGACAATCTGGCCGGCCGTCCACCGATCCTGCCGCCCGGCATGAAGTTCAAGGGCGTTTCGATGACGGCCCAGGAGGCCGACGTGGCGGCGACCATCAAGCTGACCCAGGACGAGATTTTCATGGTCTACGGCGTGCCGCCGGCCATCCTCGGCATGACCGACAAGGCAAGCTTCGCCTCGACCGAAGCACTGATGCAGTTCTGGCTGGCGCGCGGGTTGGGCTTTGCCATCAATCACATTGAGGTGGCGTTCGACCACCTCTTTGGGCTGCGCTCATGGCCGGACGAATGGGTGGAGTTTGATACGGCGGCGTTGCTTCGCGTGGCTTACAAGGATCGCATTGAGGCGCTGGCACGCGGCGTTCAGGGCGGCATCTACGCGCCCAACGAGGCCCGCAACGCCGAGGATCTGCCCGACGCGCCGTTCGGCGACGAGCCAAGGGTGCAGCAGCAGGTGGTGCCGCTATCGGCATGGGACAAGGCGAAGCCGGAAACGCCACGGCCCGATGCGCCGCCGGCGCAGCCACCGGCGGCTGGGGCGGAAGAGAAACCGGAAGCGCAGGAAGAGGAACCGGAGCAGGCAAAGGCGGCAAAATTCGATGAACGCGCATTCGAACTGGGCGAGACCGAGCATGTCACTTCAAGAGCAGCTTGACGATCTCAGCCGCTATCTCGGTCGCCGGTTCGCCGAGGAACGCGAGCGGCTGACGACAGCCATCGGTGAAAACATCAACATCGAGCATGACCGGATATCGGCGGCAATCGATGAAATGCGGTGGGGCGGCGGCGAAACTCTGGTGAAATTGCAGGGCGATATTGCCGCCGCTGTTGAGGAAGTTGCCAAAGTATGCGGCGAAGCCGATGCCGCGCTGGGCATCAGACTGGATGAGTTGACCCAGCGTGCTGACCTCGTCCCACCGGTAATAGCAGAGATCAGCAATCGTGTTGCTGACTACATGGAATTCCGCGAACAGACCGAATCGCGCATTGATGAACTGGTCACCGAGATTGCTGCAGCCGAGGAACGGCTGGCCGTGCAGACGCTGGAAAAACTGCGCGAGGAGCGGCTGGAGGCACAGGAGCAGTTACTTGCGGCTCGCCGCCGCTATGACCGGCTGTGTGAGGATATGACCGAGCGTCTGGCCGCTCTGAAGGACGGCGAACCGGGACCGGCCGGTGAGCCGGGACCCGAAGGGCCACGTGGTCCCGATGGTCGCACCGGTGAGGCGCGCGGCAAATACGACCCGGACGAAGCCTACGCGAAACTCGACCGTGTGTCATTCAACGGGTCGGAATGGATTGCGCGCTCGGACGATCCTGGGCCACTGCCCGGCGACGGCTGGATGCTGGCGGCACGCGCCGGCAGCCAGGGGCGTTCCGGTGAGCGCGGCCCGAGAGGCGAGCGCGGCGAGGCCGGCGCTGGCATTACCGGCATTGCCTGTCGTGACTGGTCGTTGGTGTTGCGGCTGACCGACGGCCGCGAAACCATCGTTGACCTCAGACCCATGTTCGAACGATACGACCAGGAGCGCGGCGAATGAGCTATACCGCGACTCCTGACTGGATCACGCTGCCGGCGGCGCTGCTGGACATGGCCAAGCAGCATTTGCGCGTCGATCACTCGGTGGAGGATGCACTAATTACCGACAAGCTGGCGCAGTCGATCGGGCTGCTCGAGCACGTCTGGGGGCTGTCCATCTTTTCGGCTGCAGTCGACTGGCAGCCGGATCTGGCAACCGGCGCCGCAAGCTACCAGTGTCCGTTGCAGCCGGTATCGGCATTCACGGTGGTGGTGGATGCAGTCGACGTCTCGTCGGAATATGCGCTGGAAAGCGCCAGCCTGACCGAGCCAGTATGGCTGGTGCATTCGGATGGCACCGCATTCGCGGCCGATGCCGCGATAACGCTCACTGCCGGCTATGCCGATATGGCCAGCCTGCCGCCGCCGATGCGGGCCGGCATCCTGCGCGTCGCCGGCATGCTCTACGAATACCGCGAATCGGTGACAGCGCTCGATCTCGACCAGATGCCGTCGTGGATGAGCGATCTGATGTCTGGCTTGTGGGTGCCGCGTGCATGAAAACGGCGCTGACCACGGTCGACAACCCGTATTACTCGGCCAGCCATCCGGAGGGCGGGACCAATCCGCGGCAAGTGACGGCAGTGGTCAACCTGCGCGAATCCTCGGTCTCGACGCTGGCTGCGCATGGCATAATCGACCTTGCCCAGGTGCAGGCGGCGATCCGCTTTCGCCATGCCTGGGAGACGGTCGGCGGCATCGGCAGCGCTTCGGCGGATTTTGGCGAGCGGGTGGATATCAGCCGCCGCCCGGCCGGCATGGCCGAACATCGGCTGCAGGCGGCGGCGGATCTGCGTTTCTGCCGGCAATTGCTCGGTGCACATGGCTATATGCTGGTCGGCCGCGTCTGCGGCGATGGCGAGCATATCCGCGATATCTATCGAACCCGGCGCCAGCGGGACACGGCGCACGACATACTGAAAATCCATCTTGCTGCGCTGGCGGCCTCCTGGAAGCATTGAGCCTGCGCACGCTTCGGCGTATGCTGTGCCATTCCCAAAAATTGCGAGCAGCAAAAACGTGATCACCGGTAAGGTCAGCGGTGCCCGGCAGACCAGCGCCAATCTGCGCGCCCTGGCAAAACAGGTATCGGTGCCGCTCAACGCCTCGTCGCGCTTTGCCCTGCAGCCGACGCTCAAAGCAGCCAGGCAGAATGTCTTGCGGCTGCCGCTCAAGGAAACCACCGGGACGCTGGCGCGCTCGCTCACCATCAAGCGCAACCCGCGTTCCTCGAAGGTCAACCCGATGCACCGCGTCGGTCCCGACGCCGGTATCGAGCGGGAAACCCGGTTCGGCAAACGCAAGCCGGTGAAATATGCTCACCTGGTGGAGTTCGGCACCGCAGGGCACATGATCGGCAACCGCTTCCATCCCGGCACCCGGCCGCAGCCATTCCTGGCACCGGCCTATTTCTCCACCCGCGACGAGGTGGTGAAACGGTTCGGCGGAAGAATCGGCCCGGAAATGGAAAAGCGTGCGGCCAAACTGGGCAGGAAAGTGACCAAGTAGATGACTGTCATCGCGATGGCGGCCGGGCAGCTTGACCGGCGCATCGAGCTGCAGGCGGCCACCGTCGTCAATGATCCCGACTACAACGAGGAGGTGCTGACCTGGGCGACCTATGCCACCGTGTGGGCGAAGATGGACTTCCACCGCTCGTTCGAGGCCGAAGCGGTGGCGCGCGAATATGCGCAGATGGGGCTGTTTTTCACCATCCGCTGGCGCCCTGACGTCGATGCCGAGCACCGCATCATCTATGACGGCGACACTTACGAGATCATCGGACGGCCGCGCGAGCTGGGCCGCCGGCAGGGTCTGATGATCGAGGCGAGGCTGGTCGAATGAGCGGCGTGTCGCTGACCATCAAGGCGCTGCTGGTGCCGTCGCCGGTGACCGGGCTGGTGGCGAATCGGATCTATCCGCTGCCGCTGCCGCCGACCACCACGCTGCCGGCAATTGCGGTGGCGATGTCGGCCGAGGACGAGGAAGTCCTACTGCAGGGCGCTACCGTCTATCCCGAAACCTCGGTGCAGGTGCACTGCATCGCCGCCAAGGCCAGCGCCGCCATCGATCTCGGCGAGGCGGTGCGCGACCATCTGCGCGACCTGCATTACGTATCGGCCGACGCGCAGCCGGTTCATGCGAGCTTCCAGAAGGACTCCGTCGATTTCACCGATTATTCCGACGACCTCACCACGCACCGCCGCGTGATGGCGTTCACCCTGCGCTGGCGCAGCAGCGCATAACCTGGGAGTAAAAAAAATGCCTCAGACCACCGGCTTTACCGGCATCGGCGCCACGCTCAAGATCGGCGATGGCGCCACACCGACCGAAGTGTTCAACTCGGTCGCCAACGTCACCTCGATCAACCTCAACACCGAGGCCGACCAGGTCGACGCCACCCACCTGCTGTCGACCAGCGGCTACCGGGAATACAAGCAGGGCTTCAAGTCAGCCTCGGTCGATTGGGAGTATCATTTCGATCCCGACAACCCCACCCATGACGACACCGACGGCATGCTCGCCGCCTATGATTCCGGCGAGCCGAAAAACTTCAAGCTGGATTTCACCGGGGCCGACAATGGCGGCGTCGGCGCGCCGACCACCGAGGGCGTCTGCTCGTTCTCCGGTGTCGTCACTGCGCATTCGGTGTCGGTGTCGGAAGGCATGGTGACCGGTTCCGGCACCGTCTCCATGTCCTCGTCACCGACCTGGGGCACCACATGACGGCCAACCGCTTCAACGGCGAGGTGGAAGCGCCGGAATTCGGCGACGGCTTTACGCTGAGGCTCGACATGCGCGGCCAGGCGGAACTGGAAAGCCAGTTCGGCGATATCGATTTCGCCTGGAAGGTGCGCAACGGGCTGGCGGTGCTGTCGGCCACCTACCTGGTGCCGTTCCTCAAAGTGGCGCTGCGCAAGGACGGCGAGCGGCTGAAAGAGGTGCCGGAACTGCCGACGCCGATCGCGCCGATCGCCACCCATTGCCTCGATTGCCTGGCGCTGTTCCACTACGGCAAGAGCCACCAGGCGTGGGTCGACGACATGGCAGCCGACCGATCGCCGGGCAACAGCAAAAACCCTACGACGGGCACGAAAGCCTTACCGGGTGGCTGATGAGCCTCGCCTTTCGTGCCGGGATTCCGTTGAGCGAGTTCTGGGCGATGACCGCACACCAGGTGATCGCGGCGTTCACCGTGGTGCATGAGGACAGTTACCGGCTGGCCTGGCGCACTGCGTATTTCAGCCGCGTCGGGCACCGGCATTTTCCGAAGACCGAAGAGGCGATCTTCCGTCGCCGGCCGGTGAGCAAACGGCAGACGCTGGACCAGCAATATCGCATGGCGCAACTGATTTCGAAGGTGATGCATTAGATGGTCGCTACCGTCGGCTCGATCTCGATCGACCTTTCCACCAATACGGTGAAATTCGCCAACGGCTTCAAGTCGGCGGCCACCACCGTTGAACGGCAATCGGCGCGGATGTCGAAGGCCGTCAAGGGCATCGGCGGCATCATGCAGGGATTTGTCGGCGGCATTGCCGGCGGCTTGGTCTCGCAACTGTTTTCGGTGTCCGGAGCGATCGATGCATACACAAAGTCACTGTCCAGGCTCAGTGAAATCGGCGATCGGGCCAAGGCCGCCGGATTGGGCACCGATTTCTTCCAGGGGCTATCGCATGGCGCCAAGCAGGCCGGCACGGACACAGAGTCGCTCAGCTCAGGACTGGAGACTTTCGCAAAGAACGTCGGCAAAGCCAGAGAGGGAACCGGCCAGCTCTTTTCCGGACTGCTGAAGCTCAATCCCGAACTGCTGAAAGCCGTGCTCACTGCCGGTGACCAGGAAGAGCGGCTGAAGCTGGTCGCCGACGCCATGAGCCGGACGTCCGATGCCACCCAGAAAGCAGCGCTGTCGGCGGCGGCATTTGGCGAGCATGGCGATAAAATGATTCAAGTGCTGGAAGGCGGCCGTGCTTCGCTTGACGAATTCGCGGCGACAGCCAGAAAACTCGGCATCATTGTCACTGAAGATGACATCAAGCGGGCCGATGGTCTTAAAAAGGAACTGGCGGCCATAACGGAGATCGTCGGCATCAAGCTTAGCAAGGAGCTTGTGAAGATGGGGCCGTTGATCGGTCAGGGACTGATCAAGGCGGCGGAAGCGCTGTCGGGCTTCATGCAGGAGATCGAGCAATTCACCAATTCCGAATTTTATAAATTCCTGCAGAAGACCCCGACCCAGATCGTCGAAGACGTCATGAAGAGCTTCAAGGGCGCGGAGGAATCGACAGCCGAGGCAATCACGCGGCTCAATACCGAGATCAAGGAACAGAATGAGCTGCTCGATAAACTGGCCGAGCACGCGAACGATCCGGTCTTGGCGCTTCGGTTCGAGCGGGAACGCGAGAAGGCTGCGGAACTTAACCGTGAATTGGTGAATACGATCCGCTTAGCCCGTGGCGCCACCGAGGAGCAGATGGCTTTGTTCCAGGCCTTCCGCGCCGGAGAAGCTGCTTCAAGGGACATGTTTGGTGGTGGTGGTGGCGGCGGCGGCGGTGGCGGTGGCGGAGGTTTGCCGCGCGTCTGGCATGGCGTCGAGCAGCAAGGCGCAGGGATCGATCCGGACGCGCTGGACAAGATCGAGGCCGCCATCGACGGCGGCACTGGCGCGACGCGCGACGTGCGCCGCCAGGTCGAGCGGCTGGACTCCAACATTGGCGGCTATATTGGCAACCTCTCAAGCGCCCAGAGCTTCAATTTCGCCAATCTCAATGACGCCATTGCCGCGCTCGGTCACCGGGTGGTGGAGGCGGCGAAGATCAACGTCGACCCGAACTTCCGGTTTTCCGGTCTCGGCGGCAGCGAACCTGGCCGCAGTTCCGACAGCTGGGCGGGCCGCCGCTATTCGTACAAGGTCTATCCGCTCAACATCCCGCTCGACACCATGACGCCGGCCGCCACCTCGCAGCCGATCGCCGAGACCGGCGAGGCGGCGGGCACCGTCAATGTCTCGATCATGGTCAAGCCGGTCATGGAGGGCACCAGGCTGTCGGCGCAGTCGGCGGCCGAGATCAAGCAGGCCGCATCGGCCGGCACCGAGGCCGCGCTGAGGGCCTACCATGGTCGATAGCATCGTCCTCGACGAACGGGTGTCGCTCGGTTTTCGGGGCGGACCAACCTTTTCGACTGACAAGCTGGTGATGGTGAACGGCCAGGAACGCCGCATGCAGAACCGCGACGTGGCGATCCATGTCTATACTTGGAACTACCAGAACACCTCGCGCGACATCCATGCGTCACTGAAAGAATTCTGGTTCGACCGCCGCGGCGATTTCAAGTCCTGGCTGTTGAAGGACCATGCCGATTATTCGGCCAGCGCCGAGCCGACCGGCGTCGGCACCGGCGCACTGACCACCTTCCAGCTGATCAAGACCTACAGCGCCGGATCCAATCCCTATCAGCGCATCATCCGCCACATCAAGTCCGGCACCCTCACCGTCTATGTCGACGGCGTGGCGCAGACGCCGACCACCCATTACACGGTATCCTCGACCGGGATGGTCACCTTCGTCTCGGCGCCAGCCAACGGCGCGCTGATCACCGCCTCGTTCGAGTTCTACGTGCCGGTGCGCTTCGACGGCGACCGCTTCCAGTCGATCGTCGATTACCAGCCGCAGATGGACATCATCTCGGTCGAGGATCTGACGGCGGTCGAGATCGTTCCATGAGGACATGGAATTCGAGCCTGACCACGGCGCTGGCGGGCGCCGAGGTGCGGCGCTGCATGCTGGCAGAGTTGGTGAGCCGTTCCAATGTCACCGTGCGGCTGACCAGTCATGACGTCGACATCGTCGCCGGCGGCCAGACTTTTCTGAAGACGCCCGGCTTTACCTGCTCGCGGCTGACGGTCAGCCATGGCGGCACGCCGGCCACCCTTGATCTGCAGATCCCGTTTTCCGACGAAGGGCCGATCTACACCGACCATGTCCGGCGCGGCGCCTGGCGCGGCGCGGTGATCACCGTCTGGCTCACCCTCATTGACAACCCATCGGCGCGCGAGATCCTCGGCAAGGGATTCATCGGCCTGACCGGATTCACCGACCGCCTTGACGGGCGCATCGAGCTGTTGACGCTGGCCGACGCGCTGAAGGACATCGTACTGTTCACCATCCAGCCGAAATGCCAGTACAAGCTTTATGGCGCCCGCTGCGGCGTCAACGAAACGATGAACCGCTTCGCCGCGACGGTGGCGACAGCGGCCAGCCGCCGCCGCTTCACCGCCTCGGTGATGCCGGCCGCCGGCCATACGTTCAAGCTCGGCAAGGTGACCTGGGCGACCGGCGACAACAGCGGCTGGGAGGGCTGGATCCGCAACTGGGACGCCGGATCCCATCAGTTCGACATGGTCACCGATTTTCCCTTCGACATCGCGGTCGGGCACCAGTTCTGGGCCAGCCACGGCTGCGCCCAGACCCGCGCTTCGTGTATTTCCTTCGACAATGTCGACCGCTTTCCCGGCTTTGAATTCGTTTCCAACTGACGGACGCTGATGTTCTATCTCGGCCCCAACCTGTTCGCGCCGTTCGTGCTGAAGCCGACCACCGCCAGGCCAGCGGACGGCGTCACCGCGCGCACCATGACCGAGCAGATCAGGGCGACCACCATGGGGTCGGCGATCCCTTACGTGATCGGCACCGGGCGGGTCGACGGGCTGTATTTCATCGGCGGCATCGTCACCGAGACCATCAGCACCTATCACGAGGAGCTGGAGCTGGCGCCGTCGGTGTTTGACCGGGTCAACATCACCTCGCCGACCTATACATCGACCGGCACCGGAGGCAAGACATACACCCTTAGCGCGCCCGGCATTTCGATCGACATGAACGCCTACCAGACGGTGACGGTCGAGGAGAAGACCACCAGGACAAGCGCGCATGTCGGCTACATCCTGGCCTATGACGCCTTCGAGCGCGGCTATGATTTGATCCAGCTGCAGGTCGGCGGCGAGATCGTCTTCGATACCGAAAACGGCATCGGCGCCGGGCTGCAGTTCCGCTTCTACGGCGGTCGCCAGGACCGCGTCGATCCGCTGCTCACCGAGCTGATCGGCGACGACGCCGGCGCCTATCAGAATTTTGTCATGGTGTTCCTGGAAGGCTACGAATCGTCGAGCGCGCCCAGCGTCAGTGCGGTGATCTCCAATGCGGCGACCGACCAGCCGGAGGACCGGGAACTCGTATGGACCGGCGCCGCGCCGCCAGGACCGTTCGGGGGTGATTCAGCCGGTGTGATGGCGGCCTATGATCCGGTCGACAGCGTCCTCTACCAACTGCTCTCCCAGACCGAGCTGCCCGGCGTCTCGGCGATCTGGCTGGTGGCATTCGACCTCAACACACGGCGCGAGGCGTACCGCGTGGCGCTGGCCGATTCGTCGGCCTATGCGACGCAAAGCCAGTGGATCATGGCCATTCGCGGCTCCGGCCATGTGCTGGTCAGGCTGGCGAAGTTCGGCAATCCGAAACTCACCCGCGTCTACAACGCCACCACCGGTGCCGTCGTCGCCGAGTATGAGGAATCGCCGGAGGCTCTCAACTGGAAGATGGGCATGCCGTTCGGCGACCAATACGTGTTCATCGGCCACGACCTGGCGCCGAGCGTCGACACCACCGCCCATGCCGTGGTCGATCTGGCGCTGGGCAGCCTCGACGTCACCATCGACGCGACCCTGGTGGCCGGCAATGTCGCGCGCGGCCGCACCACCGGCAGCAGTGTTTCCTTCTTTGTCCTCGGCGCTTCACCTGATCACTTTGTCACCGAGACCGTCTTCGACGGCACGGCGTGGACCAACACGGTCGTCTACAATGCGCCATCGCCAAATGCGCTGACCGGCATCCAGTACGATGAGCAGAGCGGCTACCTGGTCGCCATCGAGGAAGAGTCCGGCAGCTTTCATGTCCGCTGCATCAATCCCGACACCGGCGAGGTGGCCGAAACCTTCTCGCTCGGCGCCGCGAGTTATTTCATCGTCACCGGGCTGTTCTCGACCGGTACCGAGCGCTACTGGCCGCGGCCCGGTTTCGTGATGATGCAGAAAGGCAGCATCGACGCCGCCGGCAGCGTCTGGCTGTTCAGCATCGAAGAACAGGCGCTGGCGCTCTACGCCGAGAAAGACTCCGTCGACAATCTGAGTTTCACCACCGGCATCTTCGACCAGAACAGGCTGGTCTGGTACGAGAGCATCTACGACGACCATTGGGTCGAGCATGCGCTGCCCAACCAGCTGCCGGGCCTCGTCGACCTCGAGGACATCGTCACCGACACGATGGCGCTGTCCGGCTTCGAGGCCAGCGACCTTTCGTTCAGCGGCTTTTCCGGCCTGTCCAGCTACGGTTATGTGATCAAGAGCGACACCAACATCCAGGCGGCGGTGCGCTCGCTCGCCGATGTCTATGATTTTTCGTTTTGCGATACCGGCAGCGGCTTCGTTTTCAAGAAGCCCGGCCGCGACGATGTGGTGACCATCGACACCACGTTTGCCGCCGAAGACCTGGTCGAGCGGCCGGATGGCGCGGTGCAGAGCCGCGACGAGGCCAGTCTGCGGACGCCGGCCCACATCGAGTTCGAATATGTGTCCAAGGATGCGCGCTACCAGGTGCGCCCGGCCTCGTTCACCATGCCGACCGGCGTGCTGCCGTCGATCATGATCGAGCGCTTTTCGACGCCGGTGGTGATGACCGATGCTTCGGCGCAGCAGATGGTCACCGAAAAGTTCTTCGAGGCGCAGCAGGACCGGCGCGATCACAATTGCACGGCGGCGCCGGAGCATCTCGTCCTGCTGCCCGGCGATATCGTGTCGATTCCATCCGGCGACCTGAACTTCATCGCCAAAGTGAACAGCGTGGCGCTGGAGCTGCGCAACATGTCGGCGGAGATCGGCGCCATCGATTTCCAGACCGAGGTGGCGGCGGAAATCACCTCGGTGACCAACAATGTCGGCGTGCTGACGCAGTTCGCGCTCGCCACCCAGTATGTGCATCTCGACATTCCGCTCTACAGCTACGCCGACGATCTCGGCGGCAGCGGCCTGGTGCAGTACGGCATGCTGGCATCGAAGGGCGCCGAGAACTGGGCCGGCGGCATTCTTTATTCGGGGCCGGCGCCGACCGAGCTGGCGGCGAAATTCGACCAGGCACCGCATGGCGGGGTAATCGGCAGCTGTGTCGACGTGCTGGCGGCGCCGCCCTCCGAGTTTGCCGGCGACTTCGTCAATTCGGTGACCATCAACATCACCTCCGGCGATTCCGATCTGCTGATCGACCGGCCGGAAAGCGAGGTCATGGAAGGCGCCAACATGTGCGCCATCGGGCAGGAAGGCCGCTGGGAGCTGCTCGGCTTTACGACGGTCGAGGACAATGGCGACGGCTCCTTCACCCTGTCCGGTTTCGCGCATCGCGGCTACCGCGGCACCGAAGTCTATGCCGGCGACCATGCGGCCGGCGATCTGTTCGTGCTTTTGAACCTGGAATGGCTGCGCCGGGTGGCGCATCCGGTCGCCGACCTCGACGATACGTTCTATTACAAGGCAGCCGGCTTCCAGCAGAATCCGGCCGGCCTCACCGTGCTGCCGCACACCGTCGCCGGTGCCGCCGAGACGCCCTATGCGCCGGTCAACCTCGATGCGGAGATCGCCGGATCCGACATCGCGCTCTCCTGGGATTACCGGTCACGGCTCGACGCCTGGGAGATGTTCGACGTGGCGCCGTCGAGCGGCGAGGCGACGCTGGCCTTCGAGATCGACATCATGGATGGCGCGACGGTCGTGCAAACGATCACTGCCGCCACCAACAGCGCGACCTATCTGGCAGCCGACATCGCAGCGGATTTCGGCTCGATGCCGGCCACGCTGACCTTCCGGGTCTACCAGATGTCGGCGGTGGTCGGGCGCGGCCATCGCGCTGAAGAGACCGTCACCCTATGAGGCAACCATGACCATCGAGCAGAAAGTCCCGCAGGCGGTGCCGGTGGCGCAGGGCCAGGTGACCACCGGCATCACCGCCATCAACAACCGTTTCGATCGCGTCGAATCGGCAGCCTTCGGCTTCGTGACTTACCCGGTGAACAGCACCACCATGACGATGAGTTCGGCGGTGTTCTGGGAAGGCGCCACCATCGAGGCCACCGTCGGCTCGCCGGCGCCGGGCAGCGCGGTGACCATCGACGTTCCGGCCGAGGAGCGCGGTCTTTTCAGCATCCTCAACAGTTGCGGGGAGGACATATCGATCGGGATCTCCGGTCAGTCGGAAACGCCGCCGACGATCGCCGATGGCAGTCTCGGCACGCTGGTGTCGGACGGCGTCAATGTGCGATCGGCCGGTGGTGGTGGCGGCGGCGGCGGGGCGCCGGCCACTGTCGACTATCTGGTCAAGACCGCCAGCGGCTCGCTCAGCGCCGAGCGGGTGATCGCCGATAGCGCGACGATCACCGCCGACTGGTCGACTGCAGGACAGGTCAGGTTCGATGTTGTTGGCGGCGGCACACCGACCGAGCCGACCGACTTCAAGGATTCCGTGGCGGTCGCGACCACCGCCAACATCACGCTGAGTGGCGAGCAGACGATCGATGGCGTGCTGACCTCAGCCAATCGCGTGCTGGTCAAGGACCAGACCACCGGATCGCAGAACGGCATCTATGTTTCGGCGGCTGGGGCATGGTCGCGTGCCGACGACGCTGATGTCGATCCCGACATCACGGCGGGCATGCTGGTCTATGTCGAAAACGGCACCGCCAATGGCGACCAGGTGTTCACCTGCACCAACAATGGCACCATCACGATCGGCACGACGGCCCTGGTGTTCCAGGCGATTGCCACGCCGCAACAGGTGTTTGTCGGCAAGTCCGTGGCCGGAACCACCTACACGCACGTCCTCAATGATGGCGGCAAGCGGCTCGACTTCACCAACGCCGCCGCCAAGACATTCACCGTGGCGCCGCAATCCAGCGTCAATTCGGCCGTCAACACGACCATCAAAGTGCTCAATCTCGGCGCCGGTCTGCTGACAGTGGCACCAGGTTCCGGCGTTACCATCAACAGTTACAGGTCCGTGCTGACGCTGCGCCAGTACGAGGAAGCCTGGCTCGAAAAGCGGGCCAATCCGAATACATGGGTGCTGTCCGGCGTCGGCTATGACGATTTCAAGCTGATCGTCGCCTGCTCCGACGAGACCACGGCGCTGACCACCGGCACCGCCAAGATCACCTTCCGCCTGCCGCATGCGGTGACACTGACTGCGATACGCGCCTCGCTCACCACCGCGCAGACCTCCGGATCCATCTTCACCGTCGACATCAACGAGGCCGGGACTTCCGTGCTGTCGACCAAGCTCACCATTGACAACACCGAGAAGACGAGCACCACGGCGGCCACCGCAGCGGTGATCTCCGATGCTTCGCTGGCCGACGACGCCGAGATGACGGTCGACATCGACCAGATCGGTGACGGCACCGCCAAAGGCTTGAAAGTAACATTGATCGGCACCCGCACATGAGTTTTCTGATCGATCCCTATCGCTTCGCTACGGCTGCCGTGGGGCCGACGCTTGTCTATCGGGGCGTCTTCGGCAGCTCGACGGCAACCACCATCAGCACCAGCAGCATCGACATCGGGCCGGCGAGCGGCACGCGCCTGGTCATCGTCACCGATGGCCACACCCGCAGCACGGCGACATCGCGCCAGATCAGTTCGGGGGCGATCGATAGCGTTGCAGCCACGATCGCCGTCCAGACGGTGCCCAACGGCACGTCCGGGGCAGGAGCGGGAATCCTTTATCGCGCGGTGACGAGCGGCGGCCTGATCCCCATCAGCGTCACCCTCAACGGCCTGCCCAGCTCTCATAATGCGGCTGTCTATACGCTCGAAGGCTACAGCTCTGCCACGCCGTCCGACACGGCGCATGCTTTAGGCAACGATGCCGCCACCGCCATCGACTTTCCGTCGAGCGGTGCCGTGGTCGGCGTGACGACCAACAATGGCGGCGCTGTGGTCACCTGGACAGGTCTTGCGACAGTCAATGTGACAACAGGCGGCCGCAGCCATGCCAGTTCATCCAACACCACGGCGGGAAGCAATGTTGCGGTCTCGGTCAGTAGCGCGGCCAGCGACGAGGCGCTTGCGGTCGCGGCGTGGCTGTAACTCCGTCGCCGGCGCCGCCGACGAGTAATGTCACTGCGGGCTTGGGTTTTCTCGAAAGGCTGACGCCCAAAAATGCTGCCGCCATACTTTTGTTGCTCTGTGGTCTTGCCCCATCTTACGTTCTGTATCGGCTGGTTACCGATCCCGCCTTACTGGATCGTTTCCTGTCGTCCTATGCGGTCGAGCCGACCAGCACTGCCTGCCGCCTCGTCAAGGCCAGGGAGCGGGGCGAGGATTATTCCTTTGCCGTCACCACCGGCATCGCCTTCGAAGGCCAGACCCGGTACAGCCTCGGCGCCGTCATGACTCGGGAGCCGACTGAGGAGGAGCAGGCAACGATTTGTGTTCTCCTGCAGACGATGATCGATGCGCTGCACGGGCTGGGCAAGCCGCCCGACATCATCTGGCAATATGACGAGATCCAAGGACGAGAGGGGCAAAAGGGTGAGCGGTGACGCGACGATATGTTTTGATATTTCCGACTCTCGCGCTGCTGCTCGCCACATGCTCGATGCAGACGGTGCGGCTGACCCGCGAGCAGTGCCGGCTGCTGGAAAGATTTTATCCGAACACTTGCATTCTGGACTATGGCGCCAGAAGCCGCACAGAGGGCCGTACAACGCGATCCGGTGACAGAGGCGGCAATGGTGCTGGAACCGGCAACCCTGCTCCTGGTGGGGCTGGCTCTGGCGGCAATGGGCCTCCTGCTGCTGGTGGTGCTGGCGGGGGAGCGGGCGGCGGCAGTAACAGTCCTCCTGGCGGCGGCGGTCCTCCTGCTGGCGGCGGCGGCGGCGGCGGTGGTGGTGGCGGTGAGCCACCCGGCGGAGGCGGAGGCGGAGGCGGCGGCCAGCCATCTGGCGATCACAACAAGGGCCACGGGAACGATCCCGGTCATTCGGATCCGGACAATCCCGGCAAGGGTGGTGGAGGACACGGACAAGGGAAAGGAAAACAGAAATGATTGAAGCTCTGATTGCGCTGCTGATCGTGGCGCTGGTGGTCGGCATCGTCGCCTGGGTGATCATCTACCTGATCGAAATGCTGCCGATTGAAGGCAACTTCAAACAGATCGCACGGGTGCTTGTCATGTTGGTCGCCGTGCTGATCATCCTGGCGCGGGCACTGCCGCTGCTGGGCGTCACGGTGACATAAAAAACCGGCCGCCAGGGAAAGGGGCTTCACCCTGGCAGGCCGGTGAGGATGGCGGGTACTCACTGGATCCCGCGACCTCGAAACATTAGCAGAACAAAGCGCCGTTTTCATTCCCGCGCTTTGCGGGATTTAATGCCGGATTATTCAATGTTCGTGAAATTTTGCGGGAATTAAGTCCTTGAAAAGATTGCAGCTTACTGAAAATAGCAAGAAGCGAATGTTCAATATCGACCATTGATTTCATTAGCTTTTCCGGCATTTATTCCCGCTTAAACTGTTTAATTCCCGCGGCGTTATACCCTATAGCCAATTTTTTTAATTTTGTTTAATTCGCGTTCCGTTCGCCGCCTGTTCGCCGGACAAAAAAGACCCGGCCGAAGCCGGGCCAAAATCCCGATCAAGGACGGGAGTCTCACTTCGCGGGCGGCGGTCGTCTGATGCCGATTACGTCAATCCACTTCTGCCCATGCGGACCCTTGATGGCGACCGGTGGTGCATATTGTTGATCAGTGTCGGCCTCAAAGATGTTGATGACGACGTTTTCGTAGACATCAATTTCTGATCCAGTTTCGTCCACGCGGAGGAGCCGGTGAGCCTCTGTTCTGGCGCGCCATTTTGCCTGTGCTAGCGTGCCGGTCATGTAGATCATGACGTTGTCTCTGCCCAAGGCTGCGCCGGCCAGCAAAATCCTGTAGCGCATCACCTGCTTCCCTTCTGCACCGGAAACAGCACCACATTCGCATTGCGCTCAGCCGCCAGCCGGGCGGCGCGCTGGCCGTTGTTCTTGCGGTCGGCCTTCTCGGTATAGAGCGCGGCGGTCGACAGCCGCAGCCAGCCAAACATGCCCATCAGCTCATGCGGCGTGGCGCCGGCATCGGCGGCGGCGGTGGCGGTGGCCTTGCGGATGCCGTGCGCCGACAGACCATCGAGCCCGGCCTTGCGGCACTGGTACCAGAACCAGACGCCGAACGAGGCGGCATCGGAGAACGGTCGCTTGAACTGGTCGGTGACCAGAAAAGTGTCGCCGCCTTTCCAGGCCGCATTGATCGAGGCCATCAGTTCCGGCGTCATTACGCTGTAGCTCACCACCGCGTTCTTCTGGGCGCGGATGGCGATGGCGCCGTCCGGCGCCACATGCCTGGGGCCGAGCCGGATCGCGTCGGAGCGGCGCAGGCCGGTATAGTGCATGATATCGAAGGCCAGCCGCGACAGCGTGCCGACCGGGTAGAAGCGCCGAAAAGCCTCCAGCTCGCCCTCGGTCCAGATGCGGATGCCGTCGTTCTTCGGGATTTTGATTTTCCTGATCTTCCAGCAGGGGTTTCTGGCCAGCAGCTGGTTGTCCACCGCCCATTCGAAGATGGCGTTCATGTGCTGCAGGAAGGAATTGGCCATCGTCGGCCGCCCTTCCTCCAGCCGCTTGGTCATGCCCATCTCGATGTGGGCGCGGGTGACATCGGCGAACAGAACGTCGCCGTCCCTGTCGACTACCTTGCGATAGGTGGCTTCGCGCTGGCGCTTGATCTTCAAATTTTGCCAGTGCGGGCTGCGCTGGTATTCCATGATCAGCCATGCCAGCGACTGCCGGTCGACCTTCTGCGGCACCGGCTTTTCGCCGCCGGCCTCGAGCCGCCTGTACTCCTCCCAGAAGGCCGGCGTGTCGTAGGGATGCTCGATCAGGGCGCGTTTGCCCTGACCGATGCGGTGGTAATATTTGGTGACGCCATTGCGCGTCTCGGCATTGAGATGCGGCGTCTTGGTCTTAGGCATTTTCCGTCCCCCTCAATAGTGCGTCGCTGCCTTCACGCCCTTCAGACATTCCACATGCACCTTGTCGCGGAAGTCGCCGATTGACCTCTGCTTCGTTTCTGGCGTCGACCAGTGCGGCTCGTCGTAAGCTTCGACAATGATGTCGCGCGACAAAGCCATGATGCCTCCACCACCGGGTCCGCTATCCTCGACCCTTTGGGTGGCCGCCAGAAGCGTGCCCATTGGCGTGCCTCTTTGACGCAGGGTCATCATCATTTCGGCCATATTCGCCAATTCCTGACAAACGTCGGCCATACCCGCTTGCTCGGCTTTAGCCACCGGACCCGCAGCCATCGCGGCAACGCAGGCAATCGTAAAAAGCGTTTTCATTTCTTTCCCCCTCTGGTGTTGATTATTTCGCGCGTTCCAAAACCGTGACGCGCCTGGCCAGCGCGGCGACCAGCCGTTCTAGCGCTTCGTTGCCGGCATGTTTCGCGGTGATCAGGCCGAACTGGCCATCCAGTTCGGTGCGCATTCCATCAACGGACTCGCGCAAGCCGCGTACCTCGCTGATCAGCGTTTCCATCTGCTTTCCAAGCAGTTCAAGCGTGACAGTCATTTCTTTTCCTCAAGTGATATCGTCTTCATGGCGATGCGCAGCAGCTTCTCATAGGTGAAGCCACGTCCCTGCTCGATGCCGTCCAGCGTGCGCTTGCGCATGCCAAGCAGTTCGGCGGCGACTCGCGCCGGCACCTTGCCGCGCCACTCCTTTACGTCGTAAGCGAGATGTTCAGCAGCCGTGCTGCCGGTGTTTATTCGTAGTCGTTGCATGGGTGTCTCCGTTGTTGACACACCATAGACATACGCACTCTGCGCACAACACGCAAGCGGAACGAATGCGCAACTAGCGTATATTTTTCAGAGATCGAAGCTGGGCTCTTTCTTCGGCGGCGGCACGGGTGCGCCGTCGTCCTCGTCGGCAATAAAGACCACCTCGCCCTCGCGCGCCTTGATTTTTAGCCGCACGCCGGTCTTCTGCGCTGCCTTCAGAATGGCAACGATCTGCTTCTGGGTGACGGCAAGCGGCCGGTTGGGCATTTAGCGCTCGCTGCCATTAAGTACTGGCAACTTGTTGATGGGTGCTATTGTCCGATCGTAATACATCCGCCGCGTCTTGAATGTACGCGTCCGCACCCGTTCGACTGTTTCTGCGTCAGTTATGCCAAGATCGTGCAGAAAGGCGACACGCGCCGCTTTGGTTGCTTTGCTCCATTCATTTTTGAGAACGCCGATCTGGGTGAGGACTTTGATACTGGCAAGCTCCCGATCACGTTCAGTTGTCTTGGGCTTCCTGCCATTTACTTTCTGCACGGCGCTGCGAACCAGCGTCGAAGTTGGTTCGCGACCTTCATCAATTGCCTCATTGAGGACGCGGCGCACGACGCCCGGTTCCTTTTTTTCGGCATCGCGGGTTTGTCGGGCATTGAATATGGCTGTGTTTGAGAGGCCAAGGTCTTTGGCGGTGGGTTTCAGGCGTTCCGCTTTGCAATGCCTGTCGCCGTCACGTTGTGTTGCCACTTCGCCGCGTGCCTGCGCAGCGTCATATTCATCGGCCAGCCGCGTTTCGGCATCCGCCTTGATTGATAGCGCATCGGCTTGCACACGATTCATCCGCCCTATCAAGGCGTCGCGGGCCTGCTTTGCCTTTGCCATCGATTTTATCCTCTTTGCCTGTGCGTAGGTTTCGCGGGCTAGTTCGAATGCCTCGATTACCTCGGCAGCAGATCGCGCTTCGTAAAGCATGGCGGCGGCATGATCGACCATTGCCGTCAACGTGTTTGGGGCGACGATATCGGTTGCGGTCATGATCTCGCCTCTGCGCTTGCAGTTCCATCGTCGGGCTTTTTCTTGGTTTTGCGCGGTGTTTCGTCAGCCCACTCCATCGTTTCGCGTGCTGTCAGGTGGCCTGTCTTCTTTCCAGAATTGAGATGCCGGACCAGCATTTCATACAGGATGCTGCGCGCAGACTTTGCACCACCGCTTATCAGCAGCTGTACGACGTTCCGATCCTCAAGGGGAAACCCACGAAGTTTCTGCCGCCATTTCTGCGAAATAAACAGATGACACTTTGGCCCGCGCGCGCCACGACTGACCCAGAAAGCATCGTGGTCGGCCAGAATCCGCGCCAGGACGATTAAAAAATCTTCTTTGACCGGGATCGCACTGCGGACGAATGGCAGTTCTCGGACCTTCCAGTTTTCCTCGACCAGATCAAAAAACGTCATGAAATTGGTCCGCATGATATCGCTGCCGATGCGATGGACGACGATATCGAGATGGGCAATTGTTTCTTCCAGCTTGGCACTGAAGCCGCAGACGCCAAGATGTAGCGCCATGCAGGCTTTCGACAGCGCGAATGAACCGATCAGATCGCGGCGTGCCCGCATTTGCTGCCAGCTGACGCGACCGTGAAGTGGAAACGCTGGGTCGTGCATCGATAGTTCATAGAGCATGAGAAGGCCAGGATGCCGGTCACGCCGATTGCGCAGCATCAGATCGGCGGAAACTCGGCGGCGAGCCCGATTCAATGTTTCGAATCGCGCCTTCTCCCATTCCTCTGTAGTGTCAAAATTGATCAACGCGCCGATTTCGACATGGGCCGGGTTGCCGCCGCTATTAACATAGTGCTGTGCTGAGCTGATCCGCTGAAGGCCATCTAAGACGAAAACCGGGTCAAGAAGTTCGAAGACATCGCTATCGCGATTATATCGATGGCCGCGCATTGCTAGTTCAACATCTGGAAGGCGGGCATCAGGGTCAAGAAAGCTTTCGGCCAACGACTTGTCCTGAAGATTGCCGCGCTGGTATGGCGGAACATGAATCGCAGAAAATGTTTCACAATCGACGAGGCCGCGCAGGACGCCGCCTGGTCCTCTTTCACTTGCTTGCAGCGCTCCATTAAAAATTCTGACAACAGACATCTCGCTCCCTCCCTTTATTTCATGCCTTCCAGGAACTTCCGCGCGCCGTCCGGCTTCAGTTGCCCGCGCGCCACCTTCACTGCCGTCTCAAACAGCGCCTTGTGAAACTCCATGTCGCCCTTCAATTGCTCGGCGGCCATGCGCGGGCCAAAACCGTCGATCTTGGCGACCCGGTCCTCGACGTCCAGTTCCTCGTCTTCAGCGATTTCCAGCAGCAGCTCCAGCGCATTCGACCGGCGCAAAGCTGCGGCAGCGAGGTCGTGCGCCGAGGGGAGTGGCCCCTCGCTGCCGCTGGCGTCATTGTTTGGGGGGCGAGAGCTGACGCCTGGATCGGAGTCTACCACGCTGGCGCCAAAGTCAGGAATGCTATCGTCGGGCGGCGGTCCCGGCTGCGGCGCCGGCTTCACGTCGGCCATCTCCTCGGCCACGGAAAGGCCGCGCAGCACATCGGCAAAGCCGTCTCTGAGCGCAAAGGCGCGGGCGCGCATGGCGAGCATCCTCTGGGGATAATGTTCCCACGGACCCTTGCGCGTCCACAGCCCGGCCTTCTTGGCGTCGGCAACGGAAAACTGCCGGATGGTGTCGGTATTCTCGCCACGACGGCGCACGCGGCAGGTGGCGGTCATCGCTTCGCCCTGGCCGTCGAGCCGTTCCTGCATGTCAACGAGCAAGCCGGACGCACGCACCAGCGCCAGCGCGCCGTCGCCATAGATCGACGGCCGGTTGTTGATGATGGCGATCGACTGGATGGCCTGCATCGGCGGCAGACCGACCTCCATGCCGGCCAGGATGGCAATGGTGATCTTCTCCGGCGATTCCAGTCCCGGCGGCTGCATGCCGGCCTTGGCGATCGCCGAGGCAATGCGCCAGGCACCCTCAAAATCCTGCGGGATGATCGGGCGGATGGCGCCGCCGGACACCAGCGCCGGCAAGCGGGTTTCGGTCGCAGTCATGGGATTGCATCCTCTGGATAGCGTTCGTCTTGACTCGCCTGAAGCTTGGAAAGTTCGTCGCGCAATTCGGCGGCGAGCCGATCGAAGGTGGCGATGCCGATCTTTACGCCGGCGATGGTATCGCGGAGATCCGCCCGGTCATCGCCGGTACGGTCATAGTCCTTACTGAATGGAGCAATCGCGGAAGTGATCTTCGACAGCTCCTTGGTCATATCGCCCTCGCCTCCTCGCGTATCACCAGGCCCGGCGTCTCGGCATGCGCGCGGGCCAGCTGATTGGCCACTTTCTGCAAGGCCTCGCGGACTTCCGGCCGGTCCTTGACGGCGCCGAAGAACAGATCGGCGTTGACGATCTCGCCGACATAAACCCGCCGCAGCGATACTTTGGCGCCGGTGCGGCCGGCCGCCTCGCCGTGCGTGTCAAGCCAGGGCTGCAGGTGTTTTTTCAAGAGGGTGACAGTTTCTGTCACCGCATCGCGGAATCGCCAGCGGTCGTCGACGGTGCGGCCGGCTTCGAGGTGGGGTCGCTTCTCTTTCGTATGCTCAAGATCGGCACGCTGGCGCAGGCCGGACAGCCGCTTGGTCATGATGGCAATCTGGTCGGCAATGTCCTGGCTCAGTTCCCGGCCCAGCAGATCGCGGGCGATCTCCTGCTCGGCCTCGAATTCCAGCATCAGCTGCTCGCGCAAATCGGCCGCCAGGTTATGGCCCACTGCCGGTGCTGGCGGCTCGTCGGCAAAGCCGTTGCCCTGGATAGCGTCCTGATAGGCGGCATAAGAAATCGGGTGTCGGCAGCAGCGGTGCCAGATATCGCCCATCTTCATCGGCTCGACGAGGCGGCCGTCGACCTGGCAGCACAGCAGCGCGGCATCATCGAAGAAGAACGCCACCGGCGCATAGCGGTCGAGCCGCTTGTCGTAATATCGATAGAACCCGATCTCTGGCGCATCGACGAACAGCGGCAGCTCATAGGTGCCGATCAGTCCCGGCGCCTGGATGGCGCGCTTCCAGAACAGCCAGGGGTCGGGTTCGGCGTGCTCGCTCATGTCAGCAATGCCCACAGGATGATGGCCCACAGCGCGGTGGACAGGATGAGGCCGTTGATGATGCCGCGGAGGGGAGCGCTCATCTCAACACCATGGAATATGGTGGAGGTGCGCCGTCATCTCATGGTGATGCCGGCACAGGTAATGCATACCCATGCCGCCACCGGCCAGCGCAACCAGCGCTGCGGCATATTTCTTCATGTGTTCCCAGCGCGCCACGGCCTGCGGCGAACCCCAGGCGAAATCGGGCAGATGGCCTTCGAGGAAATGGATCACCCCGGCCAGCGTGTTGGGGCCGTCGCCGATCGCCTTGATGGCGTAGCGGTACTGGCCGAGCACCACGGCCAGCAGGGTCCGGTCGTTCGGCGGAACACCCTCCTCGGCAAAGCGTTGCAGCTCGTCGCGAAAGCTTTCGGCAACGAGATCGAGGTCGAGGTGGAAGTGGAAGTCCCTGGGGTTCATTGGCTTGCCCTTTCTTGGCAAAAAGGGCTGGCGTGCTGTCCGGCGAATACGGCCGATGCGGGCAGTTTGTCAGCTAATTGATATGGAAATAGTAATATACCGCATAGGTACAAAATGACAAACCGAAAAGTATGCCATCATGGAAAGCGCAGCAGATGTGATGCATGGAGTCGCGCCGACTCAGTCGGTTTTCTTGCCGTCTGCGGTACTAATCAAATTCTGTAACAGCTCGCGGGCGCGCTTGCCCAGCTCGGCATCGTCTTCCGGCAGCAGGCCGTTGAACGGCATTCTGTCCGGCGGCCGGTTGAGCGGATCGCCGGGCCGGCAGCCGACCGCGTTGACAAAAAGGGCGAGAAAATGGCCGTTGAAGTCGCGCTGTCCGGTCTCGATACGGGATATCGACCCGGCCGCCATGCCAATTTTCTCGCCAAGCGTTTGCTGGGTGTAACCGGCGAACTCCCGCCACTCCCGGAAATAGTTCCGCAAAGGTTTTATCTCGCCCAACTCTAACCGCTTGATCATAGCGCATATTACCAAAATGGCAAGATGAGGCGTCAGCCATGACGGCAAAAGTGAATTGCGCCCATTGTACCTAGGCGGTACATTGCAAAAATCATGAACGCGCTTCGGAATTGGCGAAAAAGCCTGCCGGACGGCCATCGCAGCCAATCGGCGGTCGGGAAAATGTTGGGTGTCTCGGCCGCTGAAGTATCGCGCTGGGAAAGTGGCCGCCGCCAGGTGCCGGCCGAGCGGGTCATTGAATTCGAGAAGATCACCGGAATACCGCGGCACAAGCTTCGGCCGGACGTGTTCGACACGCCGGTCTGGGACAAGGCCGCAGAGTAAGGGACCAAAGATTTCCGCAGCAGCCGGCCCGAACGCTGGTCGAGCGGAAAGGCGCCGCCGGGTAATGCCGTTCCCCGGTCTGCCCGGCGGTGACCATGGGGAATGAAACCTCTGGCGGGGGCTGGAGGAAAGATGAACGACCTTATTCAGCATGCCTTCGGCGCACTCACCGACTTCAAGCCGGAAGAGGCCAAGGCCATCGACGCCAAGGCCGATGCGCTCATCGCCTACGCCAAGAAGGTGAAGGACTGGCCGCTGCTCGAAGAGGCGGTCGAAGTGAAGATTCAGAACCAGCGCGAATTCGTCAAATGGTGGGATGACAATGTCCGAGCAAATGCAAGGCCGCGCAAAAAGTAATGCAGTACGGAATTACTTTTCGGTCGATGAAGTCGAGAGTTTGGCTGGAATCAAGCAGCCGCAGGTATCGCGCTGGCGCAACCGGCTAGCGAAGCCAGACAAATACCGCGACCAGCTCGTCGGCAGTCTGATGGCGCAAGCCATGGCCGAAAAAATGGAGCATCGCGTCGAGGCGAATTCCGGTGACTTCGAATGGTATACGCCGGCCGAATATATTCTGATGGCGCGCAACGTGCTGGGTGCCATCGACCTGGACCCGGCGTCCAGTGAGGTCGCCAACCGGACTGTGCAGGCTGCCCGGTTCTTCTCATCCGAGACCAACGGCCTCAGTCAATCCTGGGACGGTCGGGTGTGGATGAATCCGCCCTATACATACCCGCTGATTTCGCAATTCTCCGAGAAGCTGGTCGAGGAATATCTGGCTGGTCGCGTGACGGCTGCCGTCGTTCTCACCAACGACTGCACTGATACCGGATGGTTTCACACGCTGGCCACCGCCTCATCGGCGCTGTGTTTTCTTCGTGGCCGGATTCGCTTCGTACGCCTGGACGGTGAGAAAAGCACACCAACGCAGGGCCAGACCTTTTTCTATTTCGGTCGGGAGATTGACCGTTTCGCCGATGTGTTTGGCGGTGCGGGCTTCATCGCGGAGGTGCGGCGATGAAACAGCTCAGCATCCGCGACACAGTCGAATTCTGGCACGGCCGCGACTTTGAGCGAGAGTATGCGAGGCAACTACTGCTGGCGGGCTGGTCCGTCATGCGCTGCTACGAGCTTGATGGTGGCCAGGATAAGGCACCGATGCTGGAAGGCCCGTACAAGGGCCACCGGCTGCCGGACCTTCAGGTGTCCGGCCACGGCAAAAGTGGGTGGCGTGAACTGAAGGAAAAAACGGCATGCAACTTCACACATTCTGAGGGACGTTACGACCACGGCATCGGGCTTCGTTGCTACCGCGACTATGACGCCGTGCAGCAGATATCCGGTCTGCCGGTCGTGCTAGTCATCGGCGAATATTCGACCGGCCTCATCCTTGCACAGTCCTTGGACAAGTTAGGACTGCCGCGCATCTACCCTGGCGACAAGATGGATCCTGGCGGCATGGCATTCTGGCCGCGTTCCAGTTTCGATATCTGGGGCCGATACGACACCACACCTGGCCAGCTTTCGATCTTCAGCCGGCCAAAGCGCACAATTCACTACGCACCGGGACATTGGAAATGACCCCCACCTGGGACCCTTCCCTCGTCGCCCAGCTGGTGTCGGCCGGCTGCAATGCGCGCGCCATTTCCGTGGTCTTCGGGCTGTCGAAGAACGCCGTGCTGGGCCGGCTGCACCGCGACAGAGACCTGAACAAGCTGTGGACAGACATGGTGGCGGCACAGCGGCCGCCGAAGAAATACAAGCCGAAGCCGAAGCACCGGGCATCGCCGCCGGCCGGCATGGTGGATCCGCCGACACTGGCCTTCGTCAAGGCCGACTGGAAAAACTGGGAAGAACGCGAGGGGAAAAAGCGCGCCATGGAAGGGCGATCAAGAAAGCCGCACATGCTGCTGGTGCCATTGCTCAATCTGGGCGCCAATCAATGTAGGTGGCCGGAAGTGATCGATAACAACGTCGTTGGTGGATATCTCTTTTGTGGATCGCCCACCACCTTCGGCGACAGCTATTGCCAGTGGCACAAGGTGAAGGCGCTGGCGAAAGGTGGCACGGCATGAGCGTCATCGTGCCGGTCACGCTGCGACAGGCGAATGACTTCGTGTCCGATTATCACCGGCACAATGGACGCACGGCTCGCGATGGCGGCAAGTTTGCCATTGGTTTGATCGAAGGCGAACACCTCGTCGGCGTGGCGATCGTCGGCCACCCGTTGTCGCGAATGCTGCACGACGGCACCACGGCCGAAGTATTGCGTCTATGTGTCTCGCCGGAAGCACCGCGCAATGCATGTTCCAAACTTTACGGCCGCTGCTGGCGAATCTGGCAGCAGATGGGTGGGCGACGCATGGTCACCTATACGTTGCAGAAGGAGAGCGGTGCTTCATTGCGCGGAGCTGGCTGGAAATGTGTGGGTGAAACATATCCGCACCAGTGGAATGGTCCCAGCCGGCCACGCTCCCACAAGGAAATCTACCGTGAACCGAAATTCAGATGGGAGGCAACACTGTGAGCGATATCGTTGAACGGCTGCGTTACTGGCGAAACTGGTGGGGCATCAAATGCTGGCTGCACTCTTGTGGTGGGCAGATCATGGACGATGAGAAGTCCGTCCACTGGATGTGCGCCGACTGCGGGAAGGTCGTGCGATGAGCGTTTCGGCATGAACCACCAGCTCCACCTGTTCACCCGAAGAAAGCCGCGCAAGTTGCCGCCGGCAAAGGAGTTTCCGGTGCATTGCATGGTCGCCGACCTGCTCCGGCTATCCTTGGCGCCGGGCTGGATTTTTTTCCACCCCGCAAACGGTGAGTTTCGCGATCGGGCGGCCGGCGCACGGCTTAAGAGGATGGGTGTGAAGCCGGGTGTGAGCGACTTCATTTTGATCGCGCCGCCAATGGGTTGCGTGCATGCGTTAGAGCTTAAGCGGGGCGGTGTTAAACCAACACCTGAACAGCTTGAGTTTCTGCATCAGGTGAAGGAAGCCGGCGGCAAAGCCAACTGGTGCAACAGCTTTGACGGCGCCGTGCAGATTCTGCGCGCATGGGGCGCCGTGAGGGTGGCGGGATGAGCCAATATCCGTCGATGCCGCTGTTTGTAGACGCCTACCTGGCCGACACAACGCACCTCTCGGCCGAGGAGCATGGCGTCTATCTGCTGCTGCTAATGGCGATGTGGCGGCGCAATGGCTGGGTACCGGAAGACGACAAGGATCTGGCCAGGATGTGCTGCGTGAGCCGTTACAAATGGGCGCTTATCAAGCGGCGACTGCGGCCAATGCTGATCTTTCAGGACGGAGAGATCTCGCAGAAGCGATTATTGAAATTATTCAATTATGACAGGAATTGTGAACGACCTTTTTGGAAAAAAAATAACAAAAACATTCACGAGAAAAATGGGTCCGGATCAAGCAAAAACAAGGACTTGTTTGACGACTCGCGCGCGCGCGACCAACCCAACCCATTAAAAGAAATAAATAAAGAAAAGGATTTGGTGCCAAGACGCCGAACGAACGACTGGGATTTGCCGCCAACTGGACCGCGTGGACAGACGGCTTTCCTCAAGAGCTTCAACCGAAAGGACCACTGACATGGACGAAATCGCAAAGCAGATCGGCGATGCGCTGGAGAAGGACTTTCCCGGCGCCAAGCTCAAGCACGCGCCGCACCCGGCCGGCAATGGCGAGCCACAGCCGCCGCGCACCACGGTGTCCCAGGACATCGACGCGCTGAAGGCCAAGCTGACGATGATCGCGCGCGGCATTGAGATGCTGAAGGGGCAGCTATGATGAGCACCTTCAAACTGTCGCGGACGGTGACAACAGATGAGTGCCCTTGGCTTGATGCTGACATCCCGGCAGGAACAAGGGTCGAGCCGTATGCGGGCGACACCTACGGCTGTATTGGTCCGAACGGAATTGCCGTGTGTTACGGCGGCAAAGAACCGTTCTTTGAGGTGCCTCGCAACGCCCTGAAAGGCGGTGAGTAATGGACGCTCTGGCGTGGTGGTTGCTGGTCGGTTTTGGTGCGCAGCCGTGGCTGTTGATCGCTATTGGCGTCTTGCCGCTGTTGTTTGTCATGAGGTGAGGCCATGAGCAACGCACTGGACGAAGCCAAGACCGCACAGCGGGAATCGGCACGGGCAACGCCGATCACCATCCGGCTCGATCTTCTGGAGCGGCTGATTGCCGAAATCGAGCATCTCAATGCGGAGCTGAACGAAACCACCGATCTCTTGGCCAACACCAGGCGCAAGGACGCCGAGGTCAGCGGCATGGTGCAGCGGATCGGGAAACAGTCATGAGCACCCATGGCACTGTCGACGCCAGGAGTTCCGGCGCCATGACCTACTACACGATCACCGGCGATCGTGAGTTCGTCGACGATGCGATCGGCCGCATCAAGGCGAGCTACCACCCGCTTGGCTACGGGACGTGGTTTTCGGCGCTGAAGCGGCTGGAGGACGGTTCCTGGCAGTCCTATGGCTCACGGGCGAATTCATGCGACTAGGAGGAGCAAGCAACCCATGACGACCTATCGCCGGCTTCCGGATGGTTTGCGCACCAATATCAGCGAAGCGAACCGGCCACCAGATGTGGTAGTATCCCGGCTTGCAACCACAATGGAGGGCAAACCCATGGACATCGCGGATTTTTCCGACGAGCTAGCGGCATTGGTGCAGGAAGCGCTGGAGTCGGGCGTGTCGGTGGCCGATGTGGCCGCCACGCTGACTGCCAAGGTATCGGAGATCGAAACGGCCAGCGCGTCTGAGGATGACGCTGGCGAAGGCGAGGAGGAGGAGGACGAGCCGGCATGAACGAGCTTGCGCCCTTCCGCCGCGCGGTGTCCGGCTCCGGCCAGGCCGATCAGCTGGCGCTGTGGGAAACCTCCACCCGGCTCGGCGGCACCGAAGACCTGGTGTTCGACGGCCACCGCCTTCTGGTGCGTGGCAAGCCGGTGCTGACCGACGTGCCGCCCATGGGCGGTGGTGGAGGTGGTTCCGGCAGCGGCGAGGGTAGCGGCGAACCTGGACCACCTGGACCCGCCGGCCCAGAGGGTCCAGCTGGCCCGCAGGGTGAACCTGGGCCGGCGGGTCCGGAAGGGCCACAAGGGCCGGCGGGTGATCCGGGTGGGCCGCCTGGACCGGAAGGGCCAGAGGGTCCAATGGGGCCGGAAGGGCCGCAAGGCGAGCCAGGAGAAACTGGGCCAGCCGGTGCGGATGGAGCAGACGGCGCAACCGGGCCAGCAGGACCGGAAGGACCGGCTGGCGCGACAGGTGCGACCGGCAGTCCTGGCGTTCCCGGTCCGCAGGGCGATCCTGGTCCGGCCGGGCCGGAAGGACCGCAAGGCGAGCAGGGCATTTCGGCGGGCCGCATCCTGTACTACGCGCCGTCGCAGGCCGCCGACGTCGCTGGCTACGGCAAGCTACTGACCAGCCCGAGCACCGGCGCATCGAATGACATCACCGTTGCCTGCACCGGTACCTCGGACGTCCTCGTCAAGTCGTTTATTTCCGATCCTGGCGTACCGGGCACCGATGACTTCCCGGCCGGCACCACCTACCGGCGGTTTTACGTCAGGATGGCCACAGCATCGAATGTTGCGCGGCTGCACCTGCAGATCTACGTCCGCAACGCCGCCGGCGTGGAAACGCTTTTCCGCGACGAGTTCAGCCCGACTTTCACCGGCAATGTGACCACCTTGATGAGCTGGGTCGTCACCTACCCGACCGGCGGCGCCATGGCGACAACTGACCGCATCGTCAACAAGCTTTACGCGCAGCGGGTGTCGGGCGGCACCACGGTGAACCCGATCATTTCTTTCGAGGGCACCACGACGGCCTCGCACATCCAGACCACGATTTCGGCTGGCGGGGTCGGGCCGGCCGGCCCGGCCGGCCCGGCGGGGCCGCAGGGCGAACCGGGCATCAATACGGCAATCGGCGAATGGAGCTATGTCAACACCACGACGGCGCCGCCGGCCAGCGGCCAGGTCAGGCTGAACAACGCCACGCAGACCGCCGCCACTTTTTTGTGGATCAGCGAAACGACGGCGCTGGGCAAGGATGTCGCCAATTACCTGAACCTGTTCCTCGAGGGCGCAGATCGAATCTACGTGCAGGACAAGGACGACAGCACCCGCTGGCAGCTGTACGACATCACCGGCGCGCCGACCGACATGGGCAGCTATGTCCAGGTGCCGGTAGCCTGGAGCGAGGGCGGCACGGCGCTTTCGGATGGCCAAAGGGTGTTGTTTTCGGCGCTGGCGCCGGTGCCGGATCCCGGCGTGCCGGAAGCCCCGAACGACGGCGAGCTTTATGCCCGCGGCAGCCTGGCATGGCAGGCAATTCCGCTGATCACGGTGTCCTCGACCGCGCCCACCTCTCCCAGCGTGGGCGATATCTGGATCGACACGACATGAGCGGCCCGTCGATCAGCGTCGGCTCGGTGAATGTCGTCACCACCAGCGGCGGCGGCCATTCGCCGGAATATTTCGCCGAACGCATCGTGGCGAAATTGATCCTGGTGGCTGAGACGGCGCCGCAGCCGATTCGCGACCAGGCTTTTGCCTATCGCGAGCAGATGCTGGCCATCGTGCTCGACGGGCTGAAACGGGCGCAGGCTTCCGACCGTGCGTATTTCATCAATGGAAAGGGATGACCCATGGCCATAACGCAAGCGGTCTGCACCAGTTTCAAGGTCGAGCTGATGCAGGGACTGCACAACTTCACGCTGACCACCGGCAACGTCTTCAAGGTCGCGATGTATACGAGCAGCGCAACGCTCGGCGCCGGAACGACGGTTTACAGTTCCTCGAACGAGGTCACCGGCACCGCCTATTCGGCGGGCGGCACCAATCTTACCAATGTTACGCCGACCAATCCGAGCGGCACGACTGCGATCACCGATTTCGCCGACGCGACATGGGCGGCCTCGACCATCGCCAATGCGCGCGGCGCGCTGATCTACAACTCGACCAACGGCAACAGGGCGGTGGTGGTGCTGGATTTCGGCGCCGACAAGTCAAGCTCGGCGGGCGATTTCACCATCCAGTTCCCGACGCCCGACAGCAGCAACGCCATCATCCGGATCATATGAGTTCCTGAACAATGGCCTTCACCGATCTTGGCTCGCTCGGCGCTACCGGCTCGACCGCCAATAACCAGGTCAGCCTTGCGCTGACGACGGCGGCGGCGGCGGCTGTTGGCGAGTTGGTGGTGGTTGTCGTTGCCGACGATAACCGCGCCAGCGGCGGCGATGATCTGGCCGTCACGTCAGTCCAGAATTCCGGTACTGCCAATACCTGGGTGAAGGCCATCCAGATTGCCAATGCGGTGGCGGCGCAGGGCGGCGCATCGTGTTCGATCTGGTACACTGTCGTCACCTCGGCGATCGCCAGCGGTGCGACCATCACGGCGACGTTCGGGGATGCTGCAGCCTCTGACGCCAGCGGCATGACGGCTCGGCATTTTTCGCTCAGCGGCGGCAATGCGGTCGCCATCGAGGGCGCGCCGGGAACGCTGGTCAACAATACCGGGGCCGATCCCGGTTCGCTCAATGTCACGACATCGAATATCGCCTGCCTGCGCATTCGCGGTCTTGCCGTCCAGGTAGGCAACAATACCAGCCTGACGCCGACATCGACGTGGACGGCGTGGGCCAATGGCAATTCGGCGACGACCGGCACCACCGGCGAGATGTGCGCCCGGGCCGAGAGCCTCATCTCAACTGGCACCGGCGCGGCATCAGATCCGACATATGTCAGTGCCATCTATGCCAGTGCCTATGTGGCGTTCAAGGAAGTCACCCGGGCCATTGTCCCGGTCACCACCAATCTGCTGACTGCCTCGCTGGGCAACGAGACGCTCGGAATTGGAGCGAGGCCGAGTATAGAATTCGCGCCATTTGTAAGTGCGGTTGTGGGGTCCGGACCCTCGACCGATTATTACGCACGAGCCGTCAGAATACCGGTTCGTGACTATCTGGGCCGAAATAGCACCATTGGTCCAACGAGTTCATCAGTCGGCATTATTTCGGCATGGCTTAACATACCGACCCTGACGGTGCCGGGATCGACGCCGTACGTGACGCTTTTCGGCGGCGGCGGACTCAGATGTTCCGTTGATTTTAACAATGATATCTCTTTTTCATTGTACGACGAGTTAGGCGAGAATTATCGAGACGAAGCTTTTGAGAATGCACCGCTAAACACGTGGTTTCATGTCCTTTTTTCATGGGATGTCAATTACCCGGCCGGTTCCAGACGGACAGCGCTTTACATCAACGACACATTGCTGAGTCCGACAGTCTATTTCGATGAGGCTGGCGCAGCCTTTGCTATCGATCTGAATCCTGCGCCAGAGTTTAGCGCATTGGATTGCGGCGGCGGTCCGTGGTTTGATGCGGCTGATTTCGGTCTATGGGTCGACAGCACCATCGTCGAATCCGACAGCACGATCTCACTGGGCAATCGCCGCAAGTTCATCGATGCGGCGGGCAAACCCGTCGATCCAGTCAATTGGCCGTCGGGGGTCAATGTCAAGTTCAGTGGGCCAGCTGAAACCTTTGCGACCAATCTGGGCAGCGGCGGCGCATTCACGCTTCGCCGGACCGGACCGTTGGCGGCTGAACCCATTGACGATGCGGCGAGTCCGAGTGGCGGCGGCATCACGACCGTTGTCATAAGCGGTGGCGGTGCGGGTGCGGTTGTCGAGGTCACCGGGCAGCCGCTGACCGTCTCACTTGGCGACGTGACGGTTTCAACCGTCCAGGCTATCGTCGTTCCCGTCACCACCAATCTGCTGACCACCGCGGTCGGCAATGTCTCGGTGACGGCCAAGCAGGCGATAACGATTGCGGTCACCGGCGAGCATGTGACGGCGGCTGGCGGCTCCGTTTCTGTCGCCACCGCAGCCATGGCCGGCGTCGGAGTCTGGAGCGGTACGGCATGGGTGGAAAAGCCGGTGAAGGTGTGGAACGGCTCGGCCTGGGTGCAGAAGCCGGTCAAGCATTGGGATGGGTCGTCATGGGCGGCGTGATGTTTGAGCGCAAGAGCTATTTCGACAGCGTGCGGGATTCGCTGTTCTACGGCAAGATGACCCAGCAGCAGGTGGACGGCCAGGAGTTCATCCTCGATGTGTGGGAGGATCTCCATCCCGGCTGGGATGTGCGCTGGCTTGCCTATTCGCTGGCCACGACGATCCACGAGACAGCCTCGACGATGCAGCCGATCGAGGAGTACGGAAAGGGCAAGGGCCAGCCTTACGGCGTTCCGGACAAGGAAACCGGCGAAACCTATTACGGCAGGGGATTTGTGCAACTGACGTGGAAAGACAATTACAAAATGATGACGCCGATCATCGATCCGTTGTTTCCCAGCATTCCCGTGGATCTGGTCAAGAGCGCTGCCCAGGCATTGGTCCCGGAACTGGCCGCGGCGATCATGTTTGAAGGCATGGACCGCGGCACATTCCGCAAGGACTCCAAAGGCCCGCACAATTATCAGCGCTACTTCAGCGCTAGCACCGACGATGCCTATGGGGCCAGGGAGATCATCAACGGCGACAAGAAGACAGTGCCGTCATGGAGCGGCGGCGTGTCGATCGGCAACCTCATCAAGGGATATCACCAGCATTTCCTTGCTGCGTTGCAGGGTGCTGCCGTTGAGGAACCTGTACCCAAACCAGAACCGGGGTTTGAGACGGTGAACGTGGCAATTACCCGCTCGTCGCCGAATGTGCAGGTGTCGATCACCTTGGATGGCGAAGTGATCCTGGCAAGGGCCGGCTGATGGCGGACGGCAACGGCAGTTTCTGGATCGGCGCCTGGGTCGGGCTGTTCCTGGTGTTCATGATCGTGGCGCTGTTGCTGATGGGATGGCTGTGATGAAACACAGGAAGATCTACGATCACAAATGGGAACGACTGGCGTTGCGTCATTTGGTGCGGCAGCCGAACTGCGTGGTGTGCGGTGGCAAGGCCGAGCATGTCGACCATGTGATGCCGATACGGGTAGCACCGTGGCGCAGGCTGGATCCCACCAACCTGCAATCCCTTTGCCATGGCTGTCACAACCGCATCACTGTCGCTTACGAGCGCGGATCGGTCGCTGGCGTATGCGATGCGCAGGGCCAGCCGCTCGATCCTGCCCATCCATGGCAGCAGGCGAGCAACGCCAGGGCCATCGCTGTCGCCAACATCAGGCCAAGGCCGTCGCCGATGGTCGCCGCTATGCTGAAACGCATGGCTACGCATCGGGAGGGGGGGGAGGTGTGAAAAAATGCGCGAACCGGCCGGGAC